AGCCACATCATATGGTAGAGGTGATTAGCCTCACACTTGAACTTCCCAAATCTCCATCATTTTCTTTGAATATTTCTCACCAACTTTATCACCATCTAATAAATAATATACATAGGCTGATTCAATTGCATTCCGTATTTCACTATCTGTATGTTCTTTGTATATATCTGATTTGACTTTAAATTGACCAGTCTTATGCAATCTAAGCCATCCTACAATATCATATGTATAATCAAATCTATAATGTGCTATAGCATTAAAAACATGGCCGGATGCATAATTATCTTTATCCGTATCCTGCATATTCTCTTTTCCACTAACCATATCTCTAAATATATATCCTGACATAGTCGTTGCTGATTCTGAAAATCTTTTAGAATGTGAGTATCTTGATAATCCTAAATGTGACCCAAAAGTATCGAAATTATTCTCATCTCTTGCATTTGGAATGATGTATATATGATTGTTTCCATTGGACTTCAGATCTTTTGTTATTGCATACCCAAATATTCCAGCATACCCTCTATATGAAGTCAAGATTGTGTTTAATGAGCATGTAAAATCTGATGGTAGAAAAGTATGATCCGAATTTGTTTTAAAATCTATTATTTTGTCAACTTCATATGTATTATTTAATCTTACAGTCATACATGTTCCTGAAAATGAATTCGCGTACTGTATCACCTTCTCTTTTTGATTTATTGTATTCGATAAACAGTATAAAGCTAATACTCCTTCAGTTTTGCCCCTTAATGAATATTTACCTGAAATGAATACATTATCTGAGTATATAGTATTTATGGCATTATACATTAAGGATTTAGTAACTTTTATTTTTTGTCTTTTAATGATATGTTTATCAATGAGTAAATAGTATTCACTTTTTCGGTATGTTGTAGGAGAATGTACACAATATCCATCAGGTATCTCTCCATCCATTGCTGTCATTTTCAATAATATTGCTTCTACTCGTTTATTTTCTAGTAATTTATAAGAAATTTCCAACCATTTTATCGTTTCTTCTTCTATTAACTTTCTTCTTTGTCGCCAGTCATTTGTTTTAAATTCAGATCTCACATCAATATAAACACCATTTGTTTTCACGTTAACGATATCATCATCTGTGAAGTATCTATTATGATGTTCTGTACTATCGACTTCCTTGTTGTCGTATGTTACTATGGTAAAATATTTTTTCATTGATGAAATCCAATAACCAGGCGCTGCACCAATTATTGTACACGATGGTTTCTTTTTCATATTTTTAATATAAAACATTAAAGTAAGAAAATTCATATAATTTTTAAATTGTCCAATACCAAATTCACTTATCTTTTTTTCAGAGTAACTCCCTAATCCTTTTAATTCTGAAATTACTATTCCATTTGCAGAATAATTAATCCACTGTGAGTGTATATTATCCAAAGCCTGTGGTATTGATTCATTACGTAATCCAATATGAATTCTGCTTTTAGAGAAAACACGAGATCTAGTAATTCTATTTGATAATTGATCAAATGGAACTGCAAATCTCATTCGTAATAATCTCATAAAATGTACAAAGTTTTTAACAGAATTAGTGTCATATAATTTTTTATAGTCAGTACCATTCATAATCGAATCTTTTTCATAGATATATTTATATAAAATATCGTCATCTGTTGCTGTATTATACAATGTATATTCTCTACCAGCATATAATTCTCTCATTCCTCGTTCATAATAAAGTATTTTATATGGTAATAATTCATTTATATTAGTATATAACCAGAATTCATCACTCACAATAAATTCATTATTTTTGTAATATGTATACTCATGAAAATATACTATTTTGTATTGCCAATCATATGTAAAGTTTGATGACGTAAATATTCCAATATGATCTGGTTTTATAATAAGTGCTGGTATACCATTTGAGTTCAATAATTCAAATGCTTTATTGACTTCATTTATGTTTATACCATCCAGATATAATATGATTGTCGTAGCTACTTGATTTGAAATTAGGAATGCATTTTCATGATACGAGTACTGTTGGTTCCATGTATATACGTAGGTATCTGCGAAATTCAAGTTATTCCCACGTTCAAAAAGCCCCAATACCCTCATTGCACCAGTGAACTGAATTGCAATAAACGCATTGCGTGTTGGGCTTTTTTTGCC